TTGATATTGTATAGGTAAATGTATGGAATTATTCGGTTTTGAAATCAAACGAAAGTCTGAAGAAGCAGAAGAGAAGAAGAAAGTATCCTTTGTTCCTAAAGAGAATGAAGATGGTGCTGGCGTCGTCACGGCTGGTGGTTACTTCGGATCATATGTAGACCTTGATGGTACTGCTGCTAAGACCGATGCAGACCTAATTTTAAAATACCGACAGATTGCTGAACATCCGGAGTGTGATGCTGCGATCGAAGATATTGTTAATGAGGCTATCGTATCAGACGAAGACTCAACTCCAGTCGACATTATCATGGACGACTTGGAACAACCAGATAAAGTTAAAAAACTTATCAAAGAATCATTTGATGAAGTTACATCACTATTGAACTTCAATCAAAACGGACATGAGATTTTCCGTAAGTGGTACGTAGATGGTAGATTGTTCTATCATATCATCGTAGACGAAAAAAATACCAAGAAGGGTATTCTTGAACTGCGTCCTATTGATCCTACCAAGATTCGCAAAGTGCGTGAGGTTAAGAAAGATAAACGTGATCAGGCAACTGGCATGGCTATGGTATCAGGGTCTGAAGAATATTTCGTATACCAAGATATGACCAATGGGAAGAGCACACAGGCTCTTAAGATTAGTAAAGATGCTATTTGTTATTCGACTTCTGGTCTACTAGATTCTTCACGTAAACGTGTACTGTCACACTTGCAGAAGGCGTTGAAACCAGTCAACCAATTACGCATGATGGAAGACTCTTTGGTCATCTATCGTTTGTCTCGTGCCCCAGAACGTCGTATTTTCTATATTGACGTTGGTAACTTACCAAAGGGTAAAGCAGAAGAATATCTGCGTGGAGTTATGTCTCAGTATCGTAACAAGTTGGTATACGATGCACAGACTGGTGAGATCAAAGACGATCGTAAACATATGTCTATGTTAGAAGACTTCTGGTTGCCACGTCGCGAAGGTGGTCGTGGTACAGAGATCTCTACTTTACCAGGCGGTGAGAACTTAGGTCAGATTGATGATATTATATACTTCCAGAAGAAGTTGTATAAATCATTAAACGTTCCGGTCAACCGTTTAGAGCAAGAGTCTCAGTTCTCTATGGGTCGCTCCAGTGAGATTACTCGTGATGAATTGAAGTTCCAGAAGTTTGTCAATCGTTTGCGTAAACGTTTCGCATTGATGTTCATGGACTTGCTTAAGACTCAGTTGATTCTAAAGGGTATTATTAATAGAGAAGACTGGGAAGATATTAAAGAACAACTCGCTATCGACTATATTGAGGATAACCACTTCTCAGAACTAAAAGATTCAGAGATGTTGCGTGAGCGACTCAATACACTTCAGTTGATGGAAAACTATGTCGGAACATATTTCTCACGTGAGTGGGTTAAACGAACTGTCTTGCGTATGAACGATGAAGAAATCGATAAGATGCAGGAAGAGATGGATGAGGAAAAAGAATCTCAGGACCCAGAAGAAGTTCCTTTGAATATTCCTACACCTAATCCAGCAGGTAACAATATGCGTGTCGACCCAGAAGAAGACGATGATGCTGAAGAGGTAGATTTGAATAAGTGAAGATTCAAATTTGTATAAATATAATTACAGAAGATTTTAAATCGGAGATAAATTGTTATGAGTGAACATATTAGAGGAATCATTGACGCCTTAGCTGATAAGGATTATACCTCAGCTAAATCTGCATTTGACTTTGCAGTCGCAGATAAAATGAGTGATGCATTAGAGACTCGTAGAATCGAGATCGCATCAAGTCTATATGATGGTAGTGGCGCTTCCGAAGAAGAAATTAGTGATAGTGAAGAACTATCATCCGAAGAAGAATAATTTTTAAGGGTTACATACATGAAACTCATTACAGAACATCTTGACTCTAGCATTCAGGTACTAACTGAAGCTAAGAAAGATGGAACTAAAGGATACGCCATCGAAGGTGTATTCATGCAAGCGGAAAAAGCGAACCGCAACGGCAGAATCTATGAGAAGAAAATCATGGAGTCTGCAGTTAATAAGTATGTAACCGAACAAGTTAAAACAGGACGTGCAGTTGGTGAGTTGAATCATCCTGATGGTCCTACAATTAACTTAGATAAAGTTTCACATCGCATCACTGATCTTCACTTTGAAGGAAATGATGTGATTGGAAAGGCGTCCATTTTAAATACTCCTATGGGAAAGATCGTACAAGGTCTGCTCGAAGGTGGTGTTCAATTGGGCGTCTCTAGTCGTGGTATGGGTAGTCTTGAGAAAGGCAGCGATGGCGTTATGAGAGTTGGAAACGACTTTATGCTATCAACCGTAGATATTGTACAGGATCCTTCCGCACATGATGCTTTCGTTAATGGAATCATGGAAGGTGTCGAATGGATATGGGACAACGGGTTGCTAAAAGCTCAGCAAATTGAGAAATATGAGACAGAAATTAAAAAGGCAAAATTCAGTGAACTTTCCGAAGCGAAACTGCGTGTCTTCCAAGATTTCCTCTCAAAACTTTAACCTTATAGGAGTATGCTAATGTCAGAGAAAAAGCAAGATCAAGAACTTGATCTAGTCGCTGAAGACATTACTGTAGAAGAACTCCAGGATGAGCAAGTGGTGGAGAATGTTGAAGTTTCTGATGAGGAAACTACTGACGTTGTCGCCGAAGATGCTGATTCTGTAGAAGAAGCTACAGATGCTGAAAAAGAAGTTAATGGTGATAAAGCTAACGACGAGACAGTCGCTTCTATCAAGAAGTCTGCCCCGAAGCAAGCTGCAGCACCTAAGACCAAAGCTGGTCTAATTAATGCTTCTTATAAAGCTATGTCACAGATGACAAAAGAAGAACTAACTTCACTCTATGACAAATTGACAAGTGTCCAAGAAGACGCAGAAGAAACAACCGAAGAAGTTGTCGCTGAAGATACTGCTGTTGCAGAAGAAACCAAAGTGGAAATTAAAGTCGACTTCCAAGAAGACTTGAATGCACTCGTTTCTGAAGACGAAGCACTATCAGAAGAGTTTAAAGATAAAGCCGCAGTCATTTTCGAAGCTGCTGTTAAGTCTAAACTATCTGCAGAAATCGACCGTTTGGAAGAACAGTACACCACTGAACTTTCAGAAGAAGTAGAACAAATCAAAACTGATTTGGTCGAAAAGGTTGACGGATACCTATCATATGTTGTAGAAAGCTGGATGGAAGAAAACAAAGTTGCAGTCGAAACCGGCCTACGTGCTGAGATTGCAGAGTCTTTCATTACTGGTTTGAAGGGTCTCTTCGAACAACATTATGTTGAAGTTCCAGAAACTAAGTATGACTTGGTTGACGATTTGGCAAGTAAAGTTGCTGAACTCGAGGAATCACTCAACAAATCAACTGAAGACAATATCAAACTAACTGAGAAAGTCGCAGACCTACGTCGTGAACAGATCATCGCTGAGGCAACTCAGGGCATGGTTGAAACCGATGCTGCTAAACTTAAATCGTTAGTAGAAGATGTTGATTTTGAGACATCAGAGACATTCGCTAAGAAAGTTTCTATTGTTAAGGAATCCTACTTCAAGGCTGCTAAAACAGTCGCAATTGATGAGTCAACAGATATCGCTACCGACGAAAAGGGTGTTATCGTGGAGTCTTCTCCATTGATGTCTCGCTACGTTTCAGCGCTTTCAAAAACTACCAAATAATCACATAGGAGAACAATAAATGTTCAATTCAGAATCTCTACAGGAAAAGTGGGCTCCAGTTATCGAGCACTCAGAACTTCCTCAAATTAAAGACGGCTATCGTAAAGCCGTTACAGCTTTGGTTCTTGAGAACCAAGAGCGTGCTATGGCTGAAGAGCGTGCTCAACAGTCTTTCCAGTTGACCGAAGCTGCTCCATCTAACGCTACCACTGGTGGTACTGGTAACATGGCAAACTGGGATCCAATCTTGATCTCTTTGGTTCGTCGTGCAATGCCTAACCTAATGGCATATGACATCGCTGGTGTTCAACCAATGTCAGGTCCTACAGGTTTGATCTTCGCAATGAAGTCACGCTACACTACCCAAGGCGGTGATGAAGCTCTATTCAGCGAAGCAAATACTGGTTTCTCAGGTACTGGTACACAAGGTGGCGATTCTTCATCACTAGTTGGTGATGGCACCGATACCGATACCGTTGGCGATCCATTCGGCGTCGGCGAAGCTATGACTACTGCTTCTGGTGAAGCATTGGGCACAGGCGGCGGTTCTGCTGACTTCGCTCAAATGGCATTCTCAATCGAAAAAGCTACCGTGACTGCAAAGACACGTGCTTTGAAGGCTGAGTACACCATGGAATTGGCACAAGACTTGAAAGCAGTTCATGGTCTTGACGCTGAAAGCGAATTGGCAAACATTTTGTCTGCTGAAATCCTCGCTGAAATCAACCGTGAAGTTATTCGCACTATCAACGTTAAAGCACAATTGGGTGCTCAGACTTCTAACGTTACAACTCCTGGTATCTTTGACTTGTCTACAGATGCTGATGGTCGTTGGTCTGCTGAGAAGTACAAAGGTTTGTTGATGCAAATCGAACGTGAAGCAAACGCTATCGCTAAAGCTACACGTCGTGGTAAGGGGAACTTTATCGTTTGTTCTTCAGACGTCGCTTCTGCTCTTGCAGCTGCTGGTGTTTTGGACTACACTCCTGCTTTGGCAACTAACTTGAATGTTGATGACACAGGTAATACTTTCGCTGGTGTTTTGAACGGTCGCACAAAGGTCTATATCGACCCATATGCAACTGCTGACTACATCAACGTCGGTTATCGTGGTACTTCCGCATACGACGCTGGTTTGTTCTACTGCCCATACGTTCCATTGACGATGGTTCGTGCTGTTGGTGAGAACTCATTCCAGCCAAAGATCGGTTTCAAGACCCGCTACGGCATGGTCGCTAACCCATTCTCTAGTTCAACCGTTGAGTTGGATGGTGGCAAGGGTGCTAACCGCTCTAACACTTACTACCGCATCTTCCGTGTCGACGGTTTGATGGAAACTGCTGCTTAATCAGTAGTCTTACATAGTAAGAATTAAAAGGGGACTTCGGTCCCCTTTTTTACGGCTATTAATCTTATAAATAATAGAGTAGTGTATATCAATAATTGGAGAAATACCCAATGGCATTCCCATCAACCGCTAGAGACGGACAAACCCATAATGAATTTGGGAAAAAGTACGTCTACTCAGAAATATCTGGCACATGGGCGCCAGCAGTACCTCTCGCATCATTATCAGAAATTCGGTTGGTAGAACAGGCTGCACAGACTGCTACTGCATCATATGCGACTGCTGCAGAATTACCGTTGTCAGGTAACACCTCCGGTAAAATGGCATTTGTTCAAGAAACTAATAGATTATACATTTGGAGTGGTACAGGATGGTACAACGTTGCCACAATTACATCTGCGGCAGCATCTATATCTGGTGCGAACAGTTCTTATAATTTGGCGACTGATGGAACTCCCACAGTTATCACACTAAACCAGTCTGGATTGACATCTCCGACATGGTCATATTCAATCACATCTGGTTCGATCGGTAAGACAGCAGTAATAACACAAGCAGATAATGTTTTCACAATTACTCCGAGTACTCGAGCACGTAATATCGGATCGTTTGGAGTAACATTCAAAGCGGCCGACGGATCAAATACAATTGTAACATCTA